AGTGCCAACCGGCACGCCGTCGTAGGGGATGCCCCTGAGTTCTGCCCAGCTAGTCAGTGAGGCCATAAGGCCTCCATAAACATGGGCTGCGTCGACGCCCTTGTGATTTCTGACTTCCTCGAACCAAATCGTGGCGATTGGCCCGGTCAGCCGGTCCAGCTCGGTCAGCCAGTTGATGAACCGCAAATAGCGCATGCCGCCGCCGTCATAGCGGCCGGGTTTGAAGTTGACGGTGCCGGTCGTGATCAGACCGTCATAGCCGCGCAGAGCCCAGCCGGTGGTGGTGCCGAGATCAAGCGCCAGAATGCAGCGCGGGTGTTGTGTAGGTTGGGTCATTCAGACCTCCTCTTCGGTTTGGCGAGCGTGGCGAGAGGGCTGGCCGGTGAAGGCTGCGGTCTCGCCAGGCCCCGAAGGGTGGTCTGGTTACGTCAGGTGCGGGGCGAGCTGGCCGCCCAGCGAATTCTTCTTTGGCTTCATGGGGCCTTCAATGAAGGCTTTAACCCGCTAACCCGTTGAGGTCCCTTAGTAATGTATAATAAATCAATTAATTATATAGTTATAAAGGGTGTCTCTCCCTATTCTTAATCGCGCGCGCACACACGCGAGGGGTATAGGTATCCTCTTGAAAGATTGAAGAACGTGAAGGAACACGTTTTCCATTTTACTTTCAGAATATTACGCATCACGACGGTTCCTTCTGACTGATTTTGCGCCCTGAAGCATCTCGCCAGGGTCCATGCCATCTGGCCATCCGGTAGACCATGGCTTGCCTTGTCGATGAGCCGCGCATGCCGGTGGTGATGTCCCCGCTTTCGATCAGCGTTTCCAGAATCTCATTTCGGTCGCGGGATTTCAACCATTGTGATGCGCGGGTGACCTCGGATTTGGAGATCCCCTTTGCGCCGGCATTCCTGATGATTTCTTTGAGCCGTTTGAGGTGCGCCTCAATCTCGGTATCGGCAACATGCCGCTCGACGGCCTCGATCGTCCGCCGTGCGTAGTTCTGGACAAAGCCAATGGCCCAGTCCGTGGCAGTAATGTCGATTTCAGGCCGCGCTGGATCCCGCCCCACTGCCACGATCAATGCCAGCTTAAGGGCGTTTTCACCAATCCGCGCCAGGATCGCCGTACATGCCGTGCCAGCGGCCGCCCGCAACTCACCGGTCAACTCCACACTGAGCGCCTTGAACCGTGCCCGAGCCTCCTCGGTCATTGGCACGATGGCAGGGTTCACAGCAGTGTTCTGGCCAGAGGTTTTACCTGTCAGGTTGCCCTTGTGACCACCGCCCCCTGCTGCGACGCGCTTCAGGCCTCTGATCAACGCGGGCGGGGCCTGCCTGATGCCGACCGCGATATTCTCATCAGGGTAATCGTCATCGCTTGGCAGGATCAGGAAACGCGCAAGCGAACCATCGACGACGTTTGCGCCCTGCAGTGCGCCCCAGAAGTGCAATGGCGTCGTGGTGCCATAGACGCAAAGGCAGGGCTGATTGATATCACGCCGCTCGTTCGTGCCATCCCGGTTGGCATATTCCGCACCGAGAAAGATGCCACCTGCCGACGTATAAAGCTCGGTCATGTTGTCGAGGATCTCAGTGATGTGCCGCGGACTGCGTTTGCGGTCAGCCGCTGCTGCGAGGAACATGCTAAATTCGTCGATCTGGAACAGGATCGCGGGCTGGCGGTGCAGCGCGGTCAAAAGCCCCGCACCAGAGGCGATCTTGTTGCCGCCAAGGTGATGGGCGAGCCCGGCCTCGAAGAAGACCTCGTTGATAATTTCGCGGGCGTGGTTCTTGCCCGATCCACTGTCGGCGATGCCCACTACATAGAGGTTCGAGCGCAAATTACTTTCGGTCCTGTATTGCCGCCCCATCAGCGCGCCGATGGCACAGAGGCTAGCACCGAGTGATAACAACGGTTGAGGACGCCGGGCCGTCGACAGCATGTAATTGGTCAGATCCCCCACCAATCCATCGGGCATGATTAGCGTGGATGGCGGGGTGACCGTTGGTTCCTCATCACCCTCGGAATGTCCTCCCAGCCTCGACAACAGCCCCGCCGCTGGATGCTCGCCATCACAGGCCACGGCACCGTCCAGACATAGGGAGGCATCAGGTTGCCAGCTGCGCTCCATCGCGAGGTGGTAGATCGTGCCTGCGCCGATCCGGTCGGGCTTAAAGCTGGCCCAGGCCTTCGCGGTCGTTGCGGATACGTCTTTTGCTGCTTGTGCCGACCAGTCAGCGAAGAGATTACCGCCAGCCTCGCCAAGCGCCCCCTTCAGCGCCATGCCGATGCGCATCCAGCTGTCATAATCCAGCTCGGCATTTGGCAGGCATTCGAGGGCCGATGCAATGGCTGGCAAAGTGCCAATCTGACTGTGGCTGCGCAGATGCTCGGCGCTGGTCGTGGCGGTCGAGAGCCCGCGCTGCCGAAGGGCCTCGGGCAACAACGCATAAGCTTCCTCCAGAAACGCCGCCGCGGCCTCCGCGGTGATTTCCGGCAGATCAGCGATATCGAGGTCGGCCAAGCCTTCATCCGGCCAGGCATACGGCGCGCCGGTGTCCGGGTGGGTGGCATAGGCCACAAACTGCTGGCCGAGGCAGAGCACTTCCAGCGGATGGTGCTTGATACCCCGAAACGGCGCAGAAGTGCGATAGATCAGCATGCGCTTTGGGGCCTTTCCGATCCGCAGGGCGGGCGTATCGCCCAGCCGGTCGCGCGCCAGTTGCTCGATCTGGAGCGCCAGTTCAGCATCCTCAACGATGTCGATATCGACAGCAGCAACCGCACCGCCAACGATGCCGATGCCGCAATCGGGCCAGGCCGACCAAGTGGCGATCTCGACCTCGGTTGTCGGGCGCTCTGTATGCCGGTTCCATTCCGGATAATCCGCCCATGATCCGCGCTTGAACTGGCCAGGCTTTTTGGTGCCCGGGCCGATTGGTAAAATGGCATAGCCATTGGTGACAAGTCGCGCGCCAAATCGCGCCATGTTGGATGTAAGAGCCATCAGAAAGGCACCTCGGGGGTTATGGCGTCGAGCCGCGTGCGGTCTTTGCCCGCAAGCTCGCGCAGGTGGTCGCAATAGCCGGTGACGACCGCATCGAGAAAGCAGTCCCATTCGGTCTCGGTCAGCGTGGCGAGATCGGTCTTGCCGATACTTTCAAGGTATTCGCCGCCCTGTTGGCCGCCGACAGTCATCGCCTCGCTCTCGTTTGGGGTAGGATCGATCATACCCTTCCTCCCATGGCAGATGTCCTGGCAGGCCCGGCTGCAGAGCTGCTTGCAACTGGTGTCGCGCCGCGGGTCGGTTCGGCGATAGTCCGCGTCGAACCAACCAAAGCCGCGAGGTTGCCGGTGGCAGGTGGTGCAGAGGCCGGAGTGGGTTTGTCGCATGGGGAGAACCTGTAACCGGTGATTTCAAAATAGCGGCCCGAGGGACGAACCGAGATCGCGCTGGGGCGTGCGAGTTCACCAGCCTGAAGGATGGCCTCATCGACGCTGAGCGGCACGAGCAGACCAAGCGCGCGCTTGCGCCACCAGTCCGTAGCCTTTTGGCGTGCATAGCCTTGATGCTCGATACAGACCCATTCGCTGTAGGACGTGAGCCCGGAGCTATAGGTGACCTTCAGCGAGGGCTGCCCGCCCAGCTTGTCGTGCCGACTGTAGGAGACGCCATGGACCGGCAGCCATTGTGGCGCTTTTGGCGACAAAACTGGCAGGGCAGCGGCGGTCGGGGCGATCTTCACCTCACGGGCCGGAAATTCGTACCCGCAATCCGGGCATTCAGTGGCAGAGAGCGCGACGATGCTCTCGCACATGGGGCAGACCTTTGTGGGTGCCTCGCCCCCGCCACCCTCGCCAGGGCGTTTGGGCCGGACCAGATCAATCGGCCCATGGCGGCGAACATTACCCGCGAAATCCAGAACAAGGCAGTTTTCCTTGCCCGGCGCAAGCCTTGTGCCGCGGCCCACCATCTGAACATACAGTCCGGCGGATTTGGTGGGGCGCAGGAGTGCAATCAGATCGACGCCCGGCGCGTTGAAGCCGGTGGTCAGCACGCCCATTGAGGCCAGCGCGCGAATGTCGCCCCGCTTGAACGCGGCGATAATGGCATCGCGTTCGTCCTTTGGCGTATCCCCAAAGATCGTGCGGCAAGTGATGCCACGACGCTGGAATTCCTCCGCAACATGGCGCGCGTGATCCACGCCCGAGCAGAAGGCCAGCCAAGATTTGCGATCCTTGCCGTAGTCGATGATCTCGGTGACCGCCGCGCGGGTGATGGCGTCCTGATCGACTGCGGCCGCGAGATCGCGGGCAATAAAGTCACCCGCCCGGGTGCCGACTTTTGAGACATCAAGCTGGGTGGCGGGCTGTTTTGAGACCAGAGGGCTGAGATAGCCCTGATCGATCAGCTCGCGCACCGGAGCTTCAAAAGCAATATCGGTGAAGAGCGCCGATTTGCCTTCATGAAGCATGCCGCTATCCGTCCGGAACGGCGTGGCGGTGAGACCGATCACCTTCAGCGCCGGGTTGATCGCACTCAGTGCATCAAGGAAACGCCGATACATCGTGCTGGAATTGCCGGGGATGAGATGGGCCTCATCGATTAGGACCAGATCGGTGTGGCCGATTTCGTGCGCGCGGCGATGGATCGACTGGATGCCGGCAAACAAGATGCGCGCTTGCGCCTCGCGCTTGCCCAGACCGGCGGAGTAGATGCCTGCAGGGGCATCGGGCCAAAGCCCGATCATCTCGGCATGGTTCTGCGCAATCAACTCGCGCACATGGGTCACGATCAGAATGCGCTGATCCGGCCAGGCTTTCAGGACGCCTTCGATGAAGGCGGCCATAACCAAAGACTTTCCTCCAGCGGTCGGGATCACAATGCAACAATTGCCAGATTTGTTCTCGTAATATTCGTAGACCGCGGCAATGGCAGCTTTTTGGTATGGGCGCAGGGTCAGCATAGCGCGGCCTCCGTGGTACGGGCATCATTTGACCAGGTGGAACCATCGGCCATGCGGTAGGTAACGATATCGTCGCCCGCATCGATGACTTCACCCGGGACGAGATCGGGAATGAAGAGATGTTTTGAGCAGGCGGCGCGCTGTTTTGCAGGCGCGAGCAGTCGATCATGGCGGGCGCAGTGCCATCCTCTCTCAATCGGCGTCGCGTGCAGGCAGGATCGGCAGGTCACGGCGGCCGCACCACCCTCGTGGCAGGCGGCATGGTGATCGCAGAACCGGCATTCGAACCAGGCTGGGTCCTCGCTGATCCGCGCGGGCGGATGCTGGGCGAAGATGACCCGACCGGCCTTTTCGAGCAGACGTTCGGCCATGGCGCTGTCGGCCTCGATCCGCTCGATATGCAGCGCGTCCGTGTTCTTGCAGACAGCCATGTAGAGCGCGCGGGTGATACCGGTCAGGTGCATATAGATCTGCATCTGCGCGGCATGCTGGGGCTTCGATGCCACGACGCCTTTGGCAGTCAAATCGGCAAAGCTCTTTGCGCCGTGTGTCTTGAACTCCAGCACATGCCAGGTCCTCGGCGCTTCCAGCAGCCCTATGGCGACCCCATCCAGCGAACCGCCGAAATGACCACCATGGGCCTCAATGCGGATTTGCCGCCCTGTCTCTGGATCGACCTCCAGTACGGTCGCCCCTGTGGCGCGCAGGTTGCGGACCATCCGGTCCTCTTCCTGTTGCCCTGTCTCGAACAAGCGCAGCAGACGGCCGGAAAAGCGTGACGGTGTCACCCACCGGAAATCATACCAGAGTGCACGGGCGCAGGATTTACCGATGATCGACGCGCCAAGATGATCGCGGAAGCCATCGCCCTGGCGGGCCTCATAATCAGCATAAATCGCCGTCAGCGTCGGCGTGGGTGGTGCGGGAAGATCAGCCATCACAAGCCCTCCCGTTCACTGCGGGCTTGGGCCTCGGAAAGAATGACGTTCCAGGTCTCGGGGTCATGGCGCTCACGCAGCACCCCAATCAAAGCGTCTTTCAGCTTTTCGCGGCGACGACGGCCGGTGCCTTTGGCAAGCAGTTCCGCCCGTTCACGGCACAGGTGGCGCAGCGCGGTGCGGGCTCGGTGAAACCAGTCAGGATCAATGGGCTTGTGGCCGCGCTGGCGTGCCAGATCGGCGGTTGCGATCTGCGTGCGGATCTTGGCGATATCATCGTCGAGGTCGATCAGCCGGCGCTGGTCATCAGGCAAGCCGGGGCTGATCACAGCCCCAAGATTATTCTCGGGGGCTGTGTTTTTCAGGTCAGTCATGGAAATATCCTTAGATGGGTTTGGGCGCTGCCCCGTCAGTCAGGGATGCGGAGCAGCGCGATTGATCAGCCCTTCTTGTTCCAGGGAGCGGAGGCCATCTTCATGGGCGTAGCGGCCTGCGTTGAGGGCGGTGCCGCGGGGTTTGCAGCAGGCTTTGAGACAGCGGCCGGCGCCCCCCCACCTTCAGGCGGCAGATAGGCGATGGCGTTGCTCTCGCCGTAACCGTTCTTCGGCGGCTTGATCTTCACCTGGATCGTCATCGGGATCAGGTGCAACTCCTCGCTGTCACTGACATGCATCCTGCCCGTCGCATGGCAGATGGCAGACAGCGTGCGCTGCGCGATCTCGACTGTGGTCGGGTTCGGGTTCACCAGGTTCAGCTGGTCGAACATCTTGCGGCCCTTGTGCTGGCCATCCAGAATGTCGAGCATTAGCCAGAGAAACTGCCCCATGCCGTTGCGGGTCACGCGCATCTCGCTCTCAACAATCTGGGCGCGGTATTTGCCTGCGGGTAGCAATTCCATGGGCGTGGTGGGTTCAACGCTGGTCGCGTCAAATGACGTATCAAAACGTGCCATAATCGTGTCCTTTCTGGTGCATTATTAAGATTGAGGCATAGCCGCCATGAACGCTTCCCAGCTGAGATCGAGCGTGTCCGGCAGGCCGTAACGGTTCTTGGCGAGGAAGGCGGGGCGCTCTTCGGTGTGCATGACACGCGCACCGGACCCGAGCGCCCGGGTCACCTTTTTGTTGAAGCCGACATCAGATTTGGCGACCGAGATCCGATAGTTCGCGAAGAGCACCACATCGGAATGCTCCTGCAGCAGCGCCGAGGCGCGGGCCTGCAGCTTGATCACGTAGCGGTCGTAGGGCTCGTGCTCGGGGCTATCGAACCGCTTGATATCGGTGTGGGCAATCTGGATGACCACCATGCCCTTGCGATCACGAAGCGCGTTCAGCTTATCGAGATATTCGCGCCAGACGGTCAGTGCTTCAGCATAGCCCTTGCCAAAGCCCGGTGTTTCGATCGACTGCCAACCATTGCGTTTGCACGCCTCTGTCCAGATCAGCGGCTCGAGCCAGTCGACGCTGTCAATCACGACTGTGCCATAGTCGTGATCCTCGTCCAGCAAGGCATCCAGCGCTTCCGCCACTTCGACATAGCTGGTCGCAAGGGGGAAATGCGGGACCTGCAGCTTGCCAAGCCCGTCTTCGGTCATAATGAACACAGGCCGGTCAGCCTCCGCCGCGAAGGTGGATTTGCCAACACCGGCAACGCCGTGCATCAGAATCCGTGGCGGCGTCAGCGCCGTGTTGCTGCGCAGGGATGCGAGAGAAATAGCCATCAGTTTGGGTCTCCATCAGAATTTATGTCGAAATCAGGCTGCAGTCTGCCTGCCGGCGTTGAGGTCACAGCCCCGTAGAGCGCATCGAGCCGGTCAGCCTCAGCGAGGTATGCCAATGCCTCGCGCCGCGTGGAGCGCCGCTTTTCTTCGAGCAGATCGAGATCGGCAGCCGGATCGCGGGAAATGGAAGGAAGCGTGTTCATTGCGCAGCCTCCTGGCCGCTGAGATGGGGCAAATCGTTCTGGGTCAGGATGGCAGTGAGACAGTCGCCAAAGCGCCAGGTCGGGTTATCCACCCAAAACTGATCAGCCTGACGCAATGCTTCGCGCCATTCGCGCAAAGCCGCACTGTCATTGGCAATTTGGCGGTGCCGGATCTCGATGGCTCGGGCAAATTCGGTGCGCGTCAATTGGCGGGTCGACACCAGCGTCGTACCTTCAAGATCCATGGCAACGGCCGCTGGCAATGAAAACGGCAGTTCCGCCTGATCCGGCGCAGCGGCTTGCTCTGCTTTGAGCTTCAGGCGGCGTGCCCTTGTGTCGATACGGGTGACAACACCATCGATCCCGGCAAGATACTGCCCGTCCGCATCGATATCATCCCAACGCTTGACAGCAGCCTGGCGCTTATTGACCGCATGGCCAGCCATCACGTCACCGATAATCTCGGCGACAACATCATTCAGTCGCATATGTCCCATTCTGGACCTCCTGTTCGTAAAGGGTGCTGAAGTCATTGAGCCAAGCCGCCGCGCGCCGGATCGGCGCGGTGTCAACGGCATGACGAGAAGCGGGCGGTACGCGGCGTACCGCCTCCGCAGGGTTCGGTTGTTCATCGATGCGCTCGATGATCTCTTCGATCCGACCGCAGATCGCACGATCCTCTTGCGTTCCGAACACCGCGGTCTGGCGTGCCCGTTCCTCCGGCGTAAGCGGCGGCGGGCGATCTTCTTCAAGGCGCTGGACGCTGTCCTGCACCCGCTGCAGCCGGTCAATCGAGCGTTGCAGCCGATCCTCTGCCGCGCGGCGGACCGAAGACCGCGTGGGTTCTTCACCACGTTCGAGTTTATCGTCGAGCGTGCGGCGCACGATGCCGGGATCGGCAACTTCGGCATCGCGCAACTGGCGGGCCTCATGGATCTCGCGCCGCTTCAGACCCAAGGCGGCAGCGCTTGGGACAACTTCGTTCACATCGCGAACGAGGTCAGTCCTCGCGCCTTGTTGGCCGACATCGCCGCGCGCTTGTGCGGCATCGTATTCGTCCGCCAGACGGCGCTTGGCAGCAGCCTCGATTTCCAGCGCATCAGCCTGCGCGCGATGTGCCGCTGCGATAAGATCGTCATGCGCGGCTTTGGCCCTGCCTAACCGGGCTGCGCGTTTCGCGGTGTCGTATGCAAGACCTGCAAATTCCCGCGCTTCGAGCACTTCCGCTGCCGTCTTGGCGCCCGCCAGCATGCTGGCCGCGCGCTCGATCAGCCCGGGCAGGCCTTCGATCGTGGGGGAAATAGGAGCAAGCTCTGTCATTGCACCGCCTCATTCGGCTCGAGCGTGACTTTGAGTGTGCCAGTTTTCATCGTACGCGCGGGCTCGAACCCCTTGCGCCACGCCTCAGGCAGTGCCGTGTACCTGCGCTCCGAAACAGACAGCTTGGTGTCAATAAACTCGGCCGGATCCTCGCCGCTTTCGGCAATGTTGACTGCAATCTGGGCCAGTTTCTCCTGGTCCCAATCGATACGTTTGGGCAGATCGGCCACGATGGTATAATCGCCATCAGCCAGCCGAACGGTGCCGGTATCCTTGCCGCAGGCCTGGCGCGCCTCAGCGGCGCGGGTGGCGTAGCGCACTTCAAGCGCGGTGCTGAACCGCGCGGTGGCGGATTTCAGCTGCTTGGCGGCATTGGCCAGTTCGGCCTGCAGGCTGGCGAGCAGTTCCACCGGCATCTGCGCCAGATCGCCGGTCGGCATGTTGAGCATGTCATTCACGTTTGGGGTGTTTTCTGGATAAGTCATTGGGGGTTCCTTTTTTGGGGGGGTGGGTCAGGCGGCGGTGGCGGCCAGTTGCGTGACGGCATCGGCCGAGCTGCGCGTCTTGGGGCGCGCGACTGCGAGATAAGAAAACAGGTCTGGACCGAGGCGTTCCTGGACGAGTCGGACCAAGCCTTGGGCCTCTGTCCAAAACGCCCGTGTTCCCAACAGGCGCAGTTCGTTGCGCTCGTTGTCCCCAAGCTTGGAAAGCCTGTGGAAGGTATCGAGCACCAGAAACCCGCGATGATATTCCAGACGGTCACCGGGCATGGCCTGCGCCACCCAGGCGCAGAACTGGATTTCCGTGAGCGGACCCTTCGGCCGGATCGTAGTGATGGTTGCTGTGGTCATGTTGCTGGCCTCCTCGACTTGCTTCTACTCACGCGATCTCAAAACCGTCCCAGCACGGGCCTAGACCGAAAGCGGTAAGTACCGGGCGAAGGGCGGAGATCCGGCGATAGAGGGTGGCGCGCTTGAGGTCCCCATATGCGACCAGATCAGACACAGTGAGCCGGGACAGTGCGCGACAGAGTTGACGGTCATCGTCGCGCAGGCGGGCCAGCGCGCAGTTCGTCGCGAGCCTTGCATGCTGCATGTCGATGTCGAAAGGGCGCTGACCGTACCAGCTGGCCAGGCCATCCTCTTCAAGCAGAAGGTTTTTCAGGGGCTCGCGGCTGCCGACCATCGGGGCGTCGAGCGAAAACATCCATCCGCCTTGCTCGCGGCGCTGACGCTGGATCCGCATTGCGATCCGCGACGACTGGTTGCGCAGGACGATATTGGCGAAGGCGCCGATGCCGCCGCGGCGGGCATCATACCCGGGCAAGCGGCAGATGAGATCCAGCAGCAGATCTTGGGACAGGTCCTCGAGATCAGCATGTGGCAGATGCAATTTGCGGTGCAGACGACGCGCGGCGCGATTGGCCTCGTCGATCAGTGTGGCAATGTCAGCGGTGGATAATTTGGGGGGCATGGCTGGGGTCCTAGAAGCTTGATTTCTCTTGCTCCGAACTTCGCCGACCCCGGCCTTCCGTTGGTGTGTTTGTGGTGTGTGTTTGGTGTGAGAAAAGTGTGTCGCGGGCTCAGCCCGCGATTTCGATCTCTTCGCGGCTCAACGCCAAGCGATAGCCAATGCCCCGAACCGAAACGAATAATTCGTCGACTTGCACACGCGTCAGCCCACAGCCAATCAGCGCGTTGCGCATATCTCGAATGATCTCTTTGGCTTCACGGCCCGTGTTGATCTCGATTTCCTGTTTTTTCAGCCTTGGGTCAGGGCCCACTGCGTGCTCGGCGAACAAACGCACCAGGGCGAGCATCTGCGACGGCAAATCCAGGACCTGCCCATCCAGCGTCACAGCTTGGCGACTACGATGGACGACCAGACGAATCCGGTTGCGCGGCGGCAGCAAGGCATCGAAGAAAATCGCTTCACCGCCGTCCTCATCCGTGCGGAGGATCTCGGTGATTTCGTGAACGTCGACTTCCATGTCGCGCAGGCGGATGCCGCTGGCCTGGTCGATGTCATCGAACACCACGATCGGCGGCGTGCCACCGGCCATTGATTTCAGAAGCATCGAGATGCCGGGCGCAAACACGTCACGCGGCGATCGGCACAGAAAGATGCTGCGGCCCGTCGCCGACTTGCCCATTGACCAGAGCCCGGCAGAAATCGTGGCCGGAGCGCCCACCAACTTGCCCGCCGCCGCAATGGCTGCGATCAATTGCTCTGCATCGATCCGGTATCGCATCAGGTCATTCGGCTCGAGGATCACATCCTGCCTGGGATCAAGCGGGCAGCAGGCGATGAGCTTGCCATCGATTTCCTGGATCATCCGCGCGTCATAGCCGCAATCGCAATGCGCGCAGGTGCCCCAGCTGTCAATCTTGCGGTCCTCGATCAGAATGCGTGCCCGAAGCAGCTTCGCTATCTCCGCCTCGGAGAAACGGCGCAGCAGCCGACCCGAGACCTCGGGGCGCGCACCCGTCTTATTCAGCCGCTTCCACAACCAGATCAGAATCATGGTCTTTCTCCAGTCCATTGCGGGCAATCAGCATGTGGATCGATTTCTCGAACCGCGTGCGGCGGAAGGCCAACGTTCCAGGAGGTTTCAGGCGCACCGTGGACTGCGCCGGCTTCTTCTTGCCCACATGGAGAAACACCCGAAACGTGATCTCGCCAAGCCGCCAGCCTTGCCGAAAACCCACTTCGCTGGTGACAAAGTTGCGCAGCGCGCCGTTGATATCCTTGGTCACCCAGCTGCGCAGATGCCGCGAGGCTTGCGCATCCTCGTCCCATTCGAAGAGATCGGCTGCGGCTGACACGATCGTCACGCTGTGGATCGTCTCGTCATGGCGATGCTCGAAGGTAAAATCCGGCCCCGCCGCCGAAATCGGGTCCAGCGTGTAGAGGTCGCGCGCATGGTCGCCAGCGAAGAAGCCCGGGCGCCCGAGGACATAGATGGCAAAGAGGTCCGCCAATTCGACCTGCTGGGATTTCAGCACGCCCCCGATAAGCAACCGCCCCTCCGTAGGGTCATAGCGCAGGGCAGCGTATTTGACTGCGCGCACCGTGATGATTTCTTCGCGGTCGCCCGCCACCACGGGTGTGGTTTTGACCGGCGCGCCATGGCTTAAAACCAGGTTGAACTCGTCATCTTCTTCATAAGGGGCAAGGCGGCAATACCCACCCTGCAGATCCTGCGTGAACAGCGCGGCAGCAGCCGCCTCAAATGCAGCGCCGATCTCTTCGGTAAAATCCGACGGCACGTCCCGTTCCGGGCCCCGAAACTCTGCCATCGCCGTCGCCGCACGCAGCGCCATTTGATCGGCGGCAACTTCGAAAAGCTCATGATGGTGAAGGTAAACATGAAGTGCGACGTGTTTCGGATCATGCGCGGTAGGCGCATCACCGGTCTGATCTGTATCCGTTTCGTTGAACAGTTTGATCTTTTGTCGCCGCGCCGCAGACAAGATTGTGTCCAAACCATGCGACGTGCCCAGTTCCGCAATGCGGTGCAGGTCAGCCACAAGGCCCTCTGACCAATCATTCACCGGTTGGTCGAAATACTCTGCCAGCAGGCTGCGCAGATCTGCAACCTCGTCCTCGAAGTCGATCAGGGTCGTTCCGCCGGTGAAGTGGCGCTCAAAAAGCAGGCGCATCAGTTTTGGATCGATGGTCTTCAAGAAACGTGGATTCACGAATTTCTTCAGGTTGCCAGCCATGGCGACTCCTTTCTGTCGGGGTAAATAGTGTTCATCATATGTTCTCACCGTCACAGGTCAATCATCACGTTTGGCGTGAGACAGTTTTCGAAGGGCGTGAGTAGAAGCTGGGTGAGAGAACAACCTGAGCAATCCCATGAAACGTCCCAACGCACTCCACCCCGACCGCATGACGGCGCATGAGCGGCGCACCGAGCTTTATGGCCTGCTAGCCACGGCCGTGGTGCGCCTTTTGGACCGCGATCGCGACCATCCATCCCAAAATACTGGAGACAGTTCGCTACACTTCCGGCCAGAACAGAGCGGTACTGCGGGTCCAACTCAGAGGAGATCTGCATGACCAAACACGAGCCCATTCTCGCCCGCCTTGCCTCACTTAAGGCGATGTCTGTCAATGAACTGAAAACGGAATGGCAGGTGCTGTTTAATGCCCCTGCCCCCAACAACAGCCGCAACTTCCTTGAAGGCCGCTTGGCCTACCGCATTCAGGAGCTGACCTACGGCGGCCCTGACAAGCAGACACGGCGCATGCTCGATCTGCTCGCCGACGAAGTGGACGGCACCCTGACGCGCAAAGCGCAGATTGCGGATCCCAGAAACCCTGTGGTCGGCACGAAGCTGATCCGCGAATGGGACGGCACAGCCCACACCGTCACCGTTCTGAAGGAAGGCTTCGAATGGGACGGCCGCTGCTACAAATCGCTCTCAGCGGTGGCACGCACCATCACCGGCACACGCTGGAATGGCTATCGCTTTTTCGGGCTGCGCGAGCGGAAGCGAGGTGAGGCATGAAGGACGTTTTTACAAAACCTGTCCGTCGTTTGCGCTGCGCGATCTACACACGCAAATCCAGCGAGGAAGGCCTCGAGCAAGAGTTCAACAGCCTTCATGCGCAGCGGGAATCCTGCGAGGCGTATATCGCCAGTCAAAAGTCTGAAGGCTGGGCACTGGTGCGCGATCAATACGACGATGGCGGCATCTCAGGTGGCACCTTAGAGCGCCCTGCCCTGCAACAACTTCTGGCCGATATCGAGGACGGTTTGGTCGACGTCGTTGTCGTTTACAAGATCGACCGCCTGTCGCGCGCACTGATGGACTTTTCCAAGCTGGTCGAGGTCTTTGACCGAAACGGCGTTACCTTTGTCTCTGTCACGCAGTCGTTCAACACAACCACGTCAATGGGGCGGTTGACGCTGAACATCCTTCTGTCGTTTGCCCAGTTCGAACGGGAGGTCACAGCCGAACGCATCCGCGACAAGGTGAAAGCGTCCCGCATGAAGGGGATGTGGATGGGCGGTAACATACCCCTCGGTTATGACGTGCGCGACCGTAAACTGGTCATCAACACCGAGGAAGCCGCCAAGGTTGGTGAAATCTTCACACGCTTTGTTGAAGTTGGTTCGGCAACCGTTCTGGCGCGGGAACTGCGCGGCGAAGGGACCCTCAACAAAAAGGGCAAGTTGATTGACAAGGGGTATCTCTATCGCCTGCTGAACAACCGCGTCTATCGCGGCGAAGCTGTGCACAAGGGCACGGCCTATCCTGGTGAACACAAGGCCATCATCGACACGCGGCTCTGGGAGCAGGTGCATGACATCATGACTGAGAGCCCTCGCAAGCGGGCCAACAACAGCCGCTCGCAAACACCTGCTCTGCTGAAAGGGCTTTTCTTCACGGCGACCGGCGCGGCGATGACGCCGTCAAGCACGAAAAAGGGCACACGCCGGTATCGGTATTACGTGTCGATGGATCTTCTGAAGAACCGCGAGACGCCCGACGACGGCATCCCCCGACGCCTGCCAGCGGATATAGCCGAGGGTGCTGTCATTACCGAGATCCGCCGCGTTCTGCGCACACCAGAAACCACGGCACAGGTCATTGCCAAATTGGACAGGGATGACATTCCGGAGGCAGATGCCATTGCAGCCTTGCGGCAGTTTCCGCAGCTTTGGGACCAGCTGTTTCCGGCAGAGCAAGCCCGTATCATTCAGCTACTAGTCCGGCGCATCACAGTAACCGCTGAAGGGCTCATTATCGACCTGCGCACCGATGGCATCGCAGGTGTCATGCGTGAAATGATGGCCCCGCGCACACTCGAGGCCGCGGAATAA